AATCTAAACAATACTACCTTTAATGCCGTTGGTAACTTTGAAAATAGAGGGGATAACCCCGTGTACTGTGAAACAATCGATCTGAGTAATGTAATAGATACAGTTGAGGGTGATACTGCTAGTGTCAAGAAGATACTTGAATATATCTTTGGCGGTATTACAAACGCTGATCGGATTCAACATACCGAAAAAATAAGAATAATCTTGACTGGTATAAATAGTAGTGTAGACTATAGTAGTCTGAGTATTAATCAACAAGTCTTAAACAGAATGTCCTTTATTATCTAGTGGAGTCTCTTTATGTCCAAGGATGACATCAACAAGCGAATCGAAAAACAAAAAGCAAAGAAGAAAGCAAACGAAAAAAAAGTAAAGTTTGCCCCTGCAAAAGATGTAACAAAGAAAAGTCTTAAAGATAGAATAGGAATGGTTGGTTCCTTTGCTATGGCTATGGCTTCTAGAGGAATCAATAATAATAGGATTGATAAGAAGACTAAGCAACTCCGTGTGTTGTCTTGTCATGGTAAAGGTGAACTACCTCCATGTGAATACCTACGTCAAAGTAAGGTAAATCCTAAAGAAAGTTTTTGCGGTGGTTGTGGGTGTGGTGATCGTAAACAAACATGGTTAGTTTCGGATGGAAATGAATATGGTAAACTTGATTATCCGAAGGTATCATGTCCTCTAAAGATGCCTGGATTTACCAACTATGAACCATCATCACCAGATGAGGCAAAATCTCCTATTACTAGAAGACATTATATTGAACAGATGGACATGAAAGATGTTGATAGTGTTAATGTGACAGTCAATGGAACTCCTCTGGATACAAACAAAAAGTAAACCTTTCTAAAATCTAAACGATCTCCTATGTTCTTATACATACATTAGAACATAGGAGATTTTTTAATGGCATCACCCGCATCCAGAAGTCAGTTGATTGATTATGCCATGCGTAAACTCGGTGCGCCTGTTGTTGAAATCAATGTAGATTACCAGCAGGCAGAAGATCGACTAGACGAAGCGTTGGATTATTTTACCGAACGACACTTTGATGGTGTTGAACGATGTTACTTTAAACATCAGATAACACAGACTGACATCGATAACGAATATATCTCAACTACGTCTTTACCACCCGTTGATGGTCCTACTGGAAATGGACCTGATGGATCTGATATTGTTTCTGTGGTTAGAATCTTCCGCATGGAATCTTCTTCATCAAACATGTTTGATGTTCGTTATCAGTGGGCATTGAACGACGTATTTGGTATCAACACAGGAAACGCCTTTGGTGGAGGTTCTGAACCTCTTGCTTCTTATGATATCTTTAAACGTTACAATAGTCTGATCAATGACTTCTTCAATCCAGATAAGGCTATACGTTTCAGTAAGGTTACAAATAGACTACACATCGATATGGACTGGTCTACGGATGCGGTTGTTGGAGACTATATTGTAGTTGAAGCGTATGCCGCTCTGAACCCAAACACCTTCACTGAGATTTTCAATGATCGAATGGTGAAGAAATACTTTACTGCCTTGTTGAAGAAGCAGTGGGGTATGAACATGCTCAAGTATGATGGTATTCAGTTACCTGGCGGAGTCAGTCTCAAGGGTGGAGAGATATACCAGCAAGCAGAGCAAGAGGTCGAACGTCTTGAAGAAGAGATCAGATTACAATACGAACTTCCTATCGACTTCATGACAGGGTAATAAATGGCAACAAATCCATACTTCAATTTTAAAAGCACTTCCACTGAACAAAATCTAATGGAAGACCTAACCATCGAAGCAATCAAAACGATGGGTATGGATGTTCTATATCTTCCCCGAGAGTATGTGAAGAAGGACAGACTATTTGGTGAAGATGTTCTTAGTCAGTTTGATAAGACTTATGAAATAGAAATGTATCTACAGAGCGTTGATGGCTTTGAAGGTGAAGGTGATATTCTAGCAAAGTATGGACTGGAGATTAAAGATAAAGTTGAAATGGTTGTTTCTAGAAGAAGGTTTATGGACGAGGTTGGAAACCTAGAGCCACTATCAAGACCACGGGAAGGTGATTTGATTTACTTCCCTCTTGGTAACTATTTGTTTGAAATCAACTTCGTTGAACACGAAAATCCATTTTATCAGTTAGGTAAGAATCAAACTTATTTACTTCAAGCAGAACTTTTCACATACTCACTAGAGAAGTTCGATACTGGTGTTTGTGGTCCAGACGAGATGACAAACACGAAGGAATATGCCACAGAGTTTACCGTAAGCACCGCAGTAACCGAAGGATCTGGATTCTACTTGGGTGAAACAGTTTTCCAGGCTGCTGGAATCACAGGAGCAACACTAGGACAAGCCACATCAACAGGAACTATTGTTGGTTGGTCACTTGATACAAGCACGTTAACTGTGTCTAGTATAAGTAAAACTCCATTCGTTGTCGGTGCTACGCAAAGTATTCAAGGTGAAAAGTCGGGTACAGAATACTATCTAACAGGAAGCACATTAACAAATCTTGTCGTACCAGAAAATGTCGTAACAGATACTCCAGATGGAGATGCCGATACATTTGGTGTAGAGAAACAAGGTGTGTTAGACTTCTCAGAAACCGATCCATTCTCGGAGGGTAACTACTGATGTTTAGCACTTATTATAACGCTGCGGTAAGAAAACTGGTTGTTGGATTTGGTAGTCTATTCGACAATATTGTTATTCGCCGTGTAAACAACGAAGGAACACAAATCGATCGTATTAGAGTTCCTCTTGCTTATGGTCCATCAGAAAAGTTTTTGATGAGACTAGATCAGCCTAGTAGTATCAATGAAAATCAAACCACAGTAGAAATAACATTACCTCGAATGTCCTTTGAGATTACTGCTATATCATATGATCCAACTAGAGCAAAGAATAGATTAAATCGAACTTGCACTGCCACAGACACAAATGGAAATACTACATTTTCATATTCAGAAGTGCCATATAATATAACATTTTCTTTGTATGCTATGGTTAGAAATATGGATGATGGATTCCAGATTATGGAACAGATTCTTCCAATGTTCTCCCCAGATTTTACCATCACAGTAAACTTCACCGATTTATTTAAGAAGGTAGATATTCCTATTGTTCTTAATGACACAACTTTGGCAGAAGACTACGATGGTGATTTTGATACTCGTAGAAATATTCTATTAACATTCGACTTCACAGCAAAAACATATATCTACGGACCAGAGAAAACAGGTAAACTCATTAGTGATACCAATGTTCGCAGTTGGAACTATATCACAGGAAAGTCTGGTGCTATGGAGTTCTTCGAGACAGGTGTTTCTGGTGGTATCTCAGGATATACTTCAGGTTCTACCTTCGACACATATGAGTATAACTATGAACTAGGAAACTACGGCGTAACTGGAGCGATAGATACTTACGGGAACTACATTGGTCCCACTTATGGATAGGAATTATTATGGATCCCAACAAAAATCTAGCAAAGGCGTTAGGCGTGGATTTTGAAGAAAAAGAAAAGAAAGAGATAGTAAAGAAAAAACCAACCGAGATCAAAGTCGATCATAAGGATATTCAGGATCCTGATCTCAAGAAGGACTATCTTGCTACACGAAAGAACCTAATGGATCTTATCGACAACGGTAAGGACGCCATTCAGGGGATTATGAACGTAGCAGAAGAGGGTGAGCATCCTCGGGCATATGAAGTCGTTGCTCAACTCATCAAGACTGTTGCCGATGTGAACAAGGATCTTATTGACATTCATAAGAAGGTCAAGGATGTTGAAGTTACCAAAGTTGAAAATAATGAAACAACTAACAACTCAATCTTCATTGGGTCTACATCAGAGTTACAGAACCTGATCAATGCCAATAGAAGCACAAAGAAGATCGTTAGTGAAATAGTGGATGAACCAAAGGATGACGGATAAGAAAAGTGGTTATCTGGGAAACCCCAACTTAAAAGAGTCGGGGCGTGAGCAGAACTTTACAAAAGAACAAGTCAAAGAGTACATGAAATGTGCCCAAGATCCAACCTACTTTATCAAAGAGTATGTTAAAGTTGTCTCTCTGGATGAGGGTTTGATTCCATTTGAACTCTACGATTATCAAGAAGATATAATCTCTAAGGTCCACAATAATCGTTTTGTGATTGCTAAACTACCAAGACAGAGTGGTAAGTCTACGACAATCGTATCCTATATTCTCCACTACATTTTATTCAACCAGTCAATGACTGTTGGTATTCTCGCTAACAAGCAGGCTACCTCCCGCGAGATTCTATCTCGTCTTAAACTTGCATACGAGTATCTACCCCTATGGCTACAGCAAGGGATTGTGGAATGGAACAAGGGATCTATCATTCTAGAGAATGGATCCAAGGTTCTTGCTTCTGCTACATCATCATCTGCCATTCGTGGTGGTTCGTTTAACATGATCTTCCTTGACGAATTTGCTCACGTTCCAAATAATATTGCCGAAGAGTTCTTTAGTTCTGTATATCCCACCGTGACATCTGGACAGAACACAAAGGTGCTTATGGTATCCACTCCAAATGGACTGAACATGTTCTATCATTATTGGAAGCACGCCATCAAGGAGGTGGGAGAGTCTGGAAAGAATGAATATATTCCGATCGAGGTCCATTGGTCTCAGGTTCCTAAGTATCCAGGCGGTCCTCTCCGTGATGAGGCATGGATGAATGAAACCATTGCCAACACCAGCGAGCAGCAGTTCCAGTCAGAGTTTGAGTGTGACTTCATCGGCTCCAGTAACACCTTGATATCCTCACACAAGATTCACTCCCTTGCTTGGGTGAAGCCTAAGATCAAGAATGCAGATGGACTTTGTGTTTATGATGATCCTGTAGAGGGACATACCTATGTGATCACTGTGGATACCTCCAGAGGTCAGGGAAAGGACTACAGTGCGTTCTGTGTGATTGACATAACAAATCCCCCATATAAAGTTGTAGCACGCTTTAGAAACAACATTATTTCACCAATGGTTTACCCAACCGTCGTTAAGAGACTAGCAGAGCAGTATAATAACGCATTTTGCCTTATTGAGATCAACGATATCGGTGGTCAGGTAGCAGACGTTTTGTACTCAGATCTTGAGTATGAAAACGTGTTGATGTGTTCCCACCAAGGCAGAAAGGGACAGACCATTAGTGGTGGTTTCGGTAAGGGAACAGTTCAGTTTGGTGTTCGGACATCACAGGTGGTCAAGAAACTAGGCTGTTCTGTGTTGAAGAGTCTTATAGAAGAAGACAAACTACTAGTAGAAGATCAAGAAATCGTGGGAGAACTCACCACGTTTGTGGCAAAAAAACAGTCATATGAGGCAGATGATGGACACCACGACGATTTGGTGATGTGTTTAGTGTTGTTTGGGTGGCTCACACGACAAGAGTATTTCAAGAACCTCACAGACGTTGACGTTAGAACAGATATATACAAAGAAGACATAGAACAATTAGAAGAAGATATGTCTCCCTTTGGATTTATTAGTGATGCTGGTGGAGAAGACAGCGTTTGGGATGGAAAAGATAGATGGTATTCTGATCAGAATACCAATAATAGTGGTCTTTTCTAAATATGTAAAAGTATAAATAAAGTGATTACGCAGCGTATCTAAGGAGAACAGAAAATGGCATTTACTTTAAGTCCCAGTGTAGACGTTACCGAACGAGACTTCTCGGGTATCGTATCACTTGTCGCTACCACACCCGCTGCCTTTGTCGGTCGTTTCGACAAGGGACCAGTCAACGAACGTATTTTAATCAGTAGTGTCAAGGAACTACAGGAAACATTTGGTACTCCAAGCGTTGAGCGTTATGGCTCCGATTGGTGGACCTGCTATAACTTCCTACAGTACGGAAACAACCTAACAGTCGTAAACGTCGCAGGATCAGGAGCAACTTCTGGTTCTGCTGGTTTGACTGCGGAATACCCCGGTGGACCAACATTCTTTACATTCAGATCAAAGGATGAAGGCGCACAGGTTAACGGCGCTCTTGAAATTCAAGTCGTAACTGCTGGTATGACATATGACGCAGGAACAACCACTGACGCATTTACATTCAGACCAGCAACTTCCTCATATGCTGCTCGTTTCGGTGCTAGTGGTGATGAACTTTCATTAGCAGTTATTGATCGCAAGGGTGTTTATGGTCCTAGTGGTTCTGTCTTAGAACTTTACGAAGGAATGAGTTCAATCATCAACGCAGTTGACGACAACGGAACTGCACTTTACTACAAGTATCAAATCGCCAACTCAGATTACATCAAGATCGACGATGGAGTCGGTGAGTTCGAGAGTATCTTTGGAT